CACCCTCAGCGATCTCTCCGAATGGCGCCGGGCCGAAATGGACACCCCCGCCATGATCATCCCCCCACCTCAAGCCGAAATCAAAAGCCTGCTCGATCAGCTCCTCAAGGATGCCGGCCCCGACCCTCTCGCATTGGGAGAAGACTGTGAACTCTTTGCAGCCAAGGATCTGCTCGCTGACATCTTCCGGATCCGCCGCAACAAACTAGCGCGGGCCTGCGAACTCAACCCGGACAACGCAAGCCTGCCGGAACTTCGGAGCCTCCTACCCTTTGAAAACGAAACATGGTTCTATCTCACGGAGGGGTACCGCAGGCTGGACTACGCGATCAGCGATGTCGTGAAGCGGGGAGAGTGGAGCGGGAAGTGGAGGCCTGACAAGAAATGAGCTTCGATGAGTTCAAGCTCTGCAAAGGTTGTCCCGTTAAGGGATCGCGTTACTTCGATCCTGACGGATATTGGTGCTGCAAACACCCGGGCGCATGGAAACATGCACAAGATCTCGATGATAGTGCCCGAACGAAATACACTCCTGACACGCCATCGGGGCACGAATCAGGCGATACAATCCCGTTCGTGTGCATGAAGACCTGCCCGGCCGGTCACTGGAGACGCACGATCGAAGGCGGGCAAATACCGAAGACGCAAACTGAACTGGTGGTCGATTCGGAGTATGCCGCATGACCGCCGAATCCCGCACCCTCTTCGACTTCGGCCCGGCCCCCGCAACTACTAATCCAGAACTAAATAGTGTCAAATTAGTAGATGCCCCGACGGAAGAAAAACAATCGCCGCCTACCGCAAAGAAAGATCCCAACAGGATCCTCATCGTCCCGCTCAGCGCATCTCGGCCCGTAATTCACAACTTCGCCCTGGTGCGGGAAATGATCACAGAAGCATTCGCCAACAATAAAAAAGTCGTCCTCTATCTCACGGGAAACGCCAAGGCAGACGAAGGAAAACCGGCCACGGAATGGCAGTTATGGAGAGTGGTATCATGACAGAAGGAACCAACGAACCGACACGCAGCACGGAGGAATCGCAACCCGATTACCGGAAGAAATGGGTGGTCCCGAAACGGAAACGCGGAGGGATCGAGAAAATCCACCTCATGAACACCAACGATGAGGCTTTCTGCGGGCGACACATCAACCCGGATCCAAAAAAGATCCTCGACTTCGATGACTACTGCCCGCTCGATCATCAGGATAAGGTCTGCCCAAAATGTCTGGAGTGGTGGAACAGCATCCGCCCCGGGAAGTACGGCAAGAAAAAATCTCTGGCAAAATCCTGATCGGAGTGATCCACATGAAGCCACCAAACGCCATATAAGGCCACATGAAGCCACAAAGAGCCGCATAAGGCCGTATAAACCCTCTTTTATCCCACTCCCCCGTGCACTCTTCTGTGTTATGCCCCGGCACCTTGTCCGGGGAAAATGTAGGAAGTGTACACGTAAATGACAGGCACAAGCGAAAGCGACACGATCAACATCAAGGTCGTGCCGATTGAAGTGACGGACGACAAGTCCCAAGTCAGCCTTTCCGGGATGTTCTTCAACCAGAACGAGATCCGGGAAGAGGACGAACCAGTACAGGCGCTCACCATCGCAAAGGACACCCTCGACCGGTCGAGCGGGTTCATTGTCGGGAGATTCAAGTACAAGATCGACGCCAGGTCAAAGATCATCTGGCAGGTCGCCATTGATGGCCGGCAGCTGGACGGGTATGGTACCGGCGTCCCGTACGGCGCAAGTGAAGGAATCTATGACACCCCCCTGTTCAGGTATCCCGGCAGTGCACGGGCCAACAAAGACGGGCTTCACAAGGTCCATGTCGAGTACGGCCTGATCACCGGCATCGCGGAAAACGCCCTCGGGTTACTCGACGGGGGAAGGGTTCGGTCAATCGGCTCGGCTGACTTCACGATCAATCTGCTGCCCCACACGGCCCCTTTATCTTCGGGGTGACGCAGCCCCATGTCGAATCGCAGCGAAAAGAGAGCACAGGCCCGGCCGAAGAAAGGGTACAATCCAGCGAACCCTCCGAGCAAGTCGCATCCGTTTTGGGGGTGACGGCCGTGACCGAATCCCCCGGCCCGTATCCGCCCGGCACCCCTCTCGGCATCAGCGGGCACCCTCTCGGCCCGCTCAAACCCACGGACCGGAACGGCCACGAGTACAACAGCTACGACACCGCGGGCGAACATGCCGAGATCCTCACGATCCCGGACTGGTTCCCGATCGCATCCTTGCGCGGCAAAGTCCTCTGGGACGGCATCTTCAGCTGTTACTATGACATCCATCTCGGCATCAATGCCTTCCTTGCAGGCTGGCGCACGAAACAGAACGAGGACGTCCCGAAATGCCCGCCCTTGTGGGCTCCAAAAGAGCATTACTGGGGTATTGCAGATATCGCGTATGACATCAAGCGTGGCAGCCAGGGCGCCATTATCGGCGGCGCAATCATGATCCTCACGCTGCTGAAAACATACGGTGTAATCTGATGAACACCACGGGACCCGAGCTTATGTTTTCTGGGATGACTCCCCGGCACGGCATAAGCCTCACGGATGGAAAACGTAGAGCGGCGGTTCACAGTTCCGCCCGGGTCCCATCTCCCTTCATGCAGAAGGCTCGTTTGACCGCGTTCCGGCTGCGTGTGGGGATCAATCCAACAATGAATTTCCCCTCAAATTCCGCTCGTCACGTACTACCCGGAGGCTCACAGGCGCCCTCCGGACGAGCGTCACCCTGTCGCCGGGTGCACCGGCCCGATAAGACAAGCCACACACACCAGGTAAGGATTTCATCATCTCGTAGAGATTGGCCCGGTTGACAGGGACATCAGAAAAACAGCAGCAATCCTCGACTAATGGTCGGTCCTAGCGCCCAGAAGTGGGAAGACGCAGATCCGGGTTCGAATCCCGGCGGTTGCCTTCAATGACATGCACAAACGATCCCTATCGCCACTATGATGACGGCACATGCACGGCAGCCACCTCATCATCAGCAGCACTTGAAGATCGCTGGCCGTCATTCCCGATCGTTGAACAGATGCCGAAAATCACCGAGCGGCAGATCTTCAAAACCATGCGTATGCGGGGCATCCGATGACCGAAACCCCCCGCAAGATCCTCTATATCTCCGGTCCCTTCAGCTCCGCTCCTGCAGGGTACGATCCCCTCCACGCCACCGAGCACAACATCAACGAAGCCTCGCGGTACGCCCTCATGGCAGCCCGCCGGGGATGGGTGCCGTTCTGCCCGCACAAAAACACTGCAGGATTCCAGCACACCGATATCCCATACGAGTTCTGGATAGAGGCCTGCCTGGAGTTCGTCCGAAGATCCGACGCCATCCTTATGATCCCCGGGTGGGAAAGCAGCCCCGGCGCAAAGCGGGAATGCGCCCTTGCCACGCTCATAGGAAAGCCGGTCTATTACTTCATGGGTGATGGGATACCCGGGCCTGAAACGGGGGTATCAAATTGAAGAAACAAGAGCTGCGAAACGTCCCGCTCCGTAATCTGATACCGTACCGGAAGAAAGTGCACGACACCACGAAAGCCGTGCCAGACATCATCTCATCTCTTGAGAAATTCGGATACGTCAAGATCTCGATCGTTGTCGATGAAAATATGGAGATCATCTGCGGCCAGGGCGTGCTGAAAGCCATGGAAAAACTCGGCTGGCCATCAGTCCCTGAAGTCACTCAGGTTACTGGAATGCCCGACACCCTGAAACGGGAATACCGGCTTGCAGATAACCAGGCCGCCGCGAGATCCCAATGGAATATCGAAGCCCTGCTGCAGGAAATTGAAGAGATCAAAATCGACGACAAAGACTTCCAGATCGGAGATATCGGATACCTCCAGAAAGAACTCGATCAGATGCAGCACGACATTGAAGCCGAGAAAAATCTCCAGGATGATGACTTCGACCCGGAAAGCATCAGGCCGACTGACATCAAATACGGCGACATCTTCGAACTCGGCCCGCACCGCCTCATGTGCGGAGACTCAACAAAGCCCGAGGACCTGCAGCGGCTCATGGATGGCGCCCTGGCGGATCTGGAATTCACCGATCCCCCGTATAATGTCGCGTACGTCGGCAAGACAAAAGCCGCTCTCACCATCAAAAACGACTGCATGAGCAAGACCGATTTTTACCAGTTCCTTTTGAAAGCATATCGGGCCATGCATGCCACATTGAGGCCCGGCGCCCCGATTTACGTTTGCCACTCGGACTCCGAAACCCTCGCATTTCGGCAGGCCTTCATGGAAGCCGGCTTCGAGCTCAAACAGTGCATCATCTGGGTCAAGGACCAGTTCGTTCTCGGCCGGCAAGATTACCAGTGGCGGCATGAACCCATCCTGGAAGGCATCAAGATCGACAGTGTCAAAGAGCACGATCCGGTCCTGTACGGATGGAAAGGGGGCGCCGCTCATCGATGGTTCGGGGGCCGTTGCCAGGATACGATCTGGGAGATCCCGAAACCGAAACGGAACGCCGAACATCCGACCATGAAACCCATCCCGCTGGTGGGCCGGGCGATCCTGAACTCCACCATTGAGGGAAACATCGTCCAGGATGCCTTCGGAGGTCTCGGCGCCACGCTGATGGCATGCGAGCAGACCGGCCGGGTCTGCCGGATCAATGAGCTGGATCCGCACTACTGCCAGGGCATCATCGACCGTTGGGAAAAGTGGACCGGGAAGACCGCGGTGAAGGTGAAAGCGTGATGCAGGTTCTCATCAGTGATGACAGGGGGCAACTCAACCGGGTAAAATGCCCTCGTCCCTATTTCCCCCCGGTCCCGCTCGATGTCTGCCGGAAGTGCCCGTGGTTTGTCAGCATCCAGATCCCTCCCAATGACCCGGCATACGTTGTCTGTCGTCTTGAAGGAGAATGGCGCAATGCGGAGCTGGTGCCCTGATGGCAGCCGCGAAGAAGAAGGCCCCGCTTCCGGAGAGTAATGACAACTGGAAGATAGTCGATCCGAAGGATGCAAAGAAAGAGATCAAAAAGGCCCTCTCAAAAAAGAAATCCGGGAAAAAACGCCCGGTGATTTCACGAAAAGGAGCGCAGAGAAAGCCCGGAACCGGAAAGAGTGCGGCAAAGAATAATAAAAAGGTCGAGATAAAAAAGGAACCACAACCGCCGAAAAAACCCGGACGCTCGACGAAATACGACCCGGATACTCATCCCCTCATGGCATGGGTCCTCGCGGTCCTTGGGAAGACCAATAAAGAGATCGCGAAGGAACTTAGCATTTCCACGGGCACTCTCTTCGCATGGGGCAAAGAGCACCCAGACTTTCTAAGTACCGTAAAAGGGGGGAAAGAACTCGCCAACGCCCGGGTGGTCAAAGCTCTATACACGCGGGCAATCGGCACCCGTTATCCTGAGACAAAAATCATCCAGAATCCCGACGGCACCACTCGCAAGGAGGTTACGATGAAGGAGATCCCGCCGGATGTAACTGCGATCATTCGTTGGCTTACGAACCGGGATCCCAAGAACTGGAGAGATCTCAAGAGTGTGGCCCTTGGCGGGGATCCCGGCGCACCCCCGGTCCAGATCACAAATATGTCTGACGAGGACCTCCTGAAGAAAGTCGCAGAGATCGCAGCCAGACAAAAGAGCGGAGGCCCGTGAGTGTCTGAAGCCTGCCTGTCTCCCGAGGATCGCGCAGCCTGTGAAGAGATTCTGCTGAGGGTGGCCCGGACAGACTTCTCGCAGTATTGCGAGCTCACATACCGGGGATTGTGGCAGCCGAACCGATACACTGATCTGATCTGTGAAAAGCTCGAGAAGGTGGAACGGGGCGAGATCAGGAAAATCATCCTCACACTTCCCCCGCAGCATGGTAAGAGTATGTGCGTGACCGAGACGTTCCCCTCCTGGTTCATTGGGAAGGACCCGACACGCAACGTGATCGAGGTCTCATATTCGGATGAGTATGCCCGGAAGTTCGGAGGATCGAATCTCAAGAAGGTCAAGGACTTCGGCAATCGTCTGTTTGGCATCGAAGTGGACCCGCGGAGGGGATCGGACACCTACTGGCAGGTCAATGGATACCGAGGCGGCATGATCAGCGCAGGGGTCCTTGGAGGTATCACGGGGGCGGGCGCGGACCTGCTGCTCCTAGACGACCCGATCAAGAACTTTGAGGAGGCCAACTCGGTGGTATACCGCGAGAAGATCTGGAACGAATGGCAGTCCACGTTCAGGACCCGGGTCCATGCCGATGGCGTGATCATTGTCATCCTAACCCGGTGGCATGAAGACGACCTGATCGGGAGGATCCTGGAATCACCCGAAGCGGACGAATGGCTGGTTATCCGGCTGCCGGCAGAGGCGGAAGAGAACGACCTGATCGGCCGTGAGGTGGGAGATCCACTCTGGCCTGAGGAGGGGTACGGTAAACAGTGGATGGCCGATCAGAAAGTGGCAGTCGGGCCATATGTCTGGACCGCGTTATACCAGGGCCGCCCCACTCCAGCAAGCGGGGAGATCATCAGGCGGGAATGGTGGAAGTTCTACGACGAGTTACCCGCGAAGTACGACGAAATCACCCAGGATTGGGACCTTGCCCTGAAAGGAGGCCCCAACTCATCACGGGTCTGCGGACAGGTCTGGATGGATTCTGGCGCCAACAGTTACCTTGTCGATATGGTCTGCGATATCATGGACTTCCCGGCAACGCTCGACGCCATGAGGACCCTGTCAGGCAAACACCCGGAGGCTGGCTCGAAGTATGTCGAGGACAAGGCAAACGGTCCCGCTGCGATCGCTATTCTGAAGAACGAGATCCCCGGGCTTATCGAGGTGCCCCCGCACGGAGACAAGGTTACGAGGGCCAAAGCTGTGACCGGCTTCATCAAGGCGGGGAACGTGTTTTTGCCGAGCCCAAAGGCATTCCCGGAGAAAGCCGCATGGGTCCACGACTTTATCCAGGAGTGCAGTTCGTTCCCCCGGGGACGGTATAACGACAAGGTGGATGTTATGAGTCAGAAGTTGAGCAGGCGATTGATGAAACGACTGAAAAAAGACCGCTATTTCCATTCAGCAGGAGGAAGACGATGATCATTAAACCAAACTTATGGCAACGTGTAAAGGCATTCGGAAAATCAGCAGCCCCGCAGGTTGCGAGGAAGACCATAATCTCCGGGGGTCCGCCCAAGTATTTCTCCCCCGAGATTCGAAATAACGAAAACCTCAGGAAATGGCGGGATATCTACGAGCAAGGTGGCATCATCAGCGAGGCCATCGACGCCTATCCGCTGGCCATCTGGTCCAAGGGGTACCGGCTTGAAGGGGGAGAGGCCGAGAAGACACTCGTCCAGGACCGCCTCGACACGTTTGATCTCGTGACTCAAGCAAAGATGCTCATTACCGAAGCACTGGTCTGCGGTGACGGGTTCGCGGAGAACGTGCAGAACGTAAAGGGCGATGCGTTCGCCTGCCTTGAAGTGAAACCCGCCGAGATGATCCAGCTTGATCAGGATATCATGGGGACCGTGACAGGGTACAAGTTCGTACCGGACACCACACTCACCGGCAAGACAGTCCCGCTGGCCTTGGAAGACATCACCCGCCTCACACTCATCAGGTCGCCGAGGAATCCCTACGGCACGTCTCTCATTAAGAGAGCGATCGATGAGATCACCCGCGATACCAAGACTGCAGAAGGATCCGCCGGGGCGATCGAACGACATGGTTTCCCTAAATGGCTGATCAACGCCACCGCACCCGGGACCCCGGATCGTCCCGCGGAATCGCTCGATGAAGAGACTGCCAAGAAGATCGAGCATGAGTTCGAGGAACTGAAATACAAGTCGGAGTTTATCGCAGACGGCGATATCAAAGCAACCGCGATGGATACCGGGGGCGTGCAGAACATCCAGCAGTACAACGATGTCATGCTCCAGCGTCTCTGTGCTGCCATTGGCGTCCCGCGTGAGATCCTGCAACTCACCGAAGGCGGTCTCGGAACAGGAGGCCCATCAGTCCGGATGGATGTCTGGTATGATAAGATCGAGGCCATGCAACAGCAGGTCGCCCGGTGCCTGAACCTGAACGTCATCGACCGGATCACCGGCAGGTCCGGCAGCGTGAAGATCGTCTTCAACAACCCTCGCCCCAAGAACTTCATCGCCGAGGCAACCGCGATCGCCGCCCTCCGACAGGGTATGGACCCCGACGCCGTCTGTCCGGCAGACTATGCCAGGGAAAGGCTTGGGATCCCGAAGGATGAAAGCGCGATTGATAAGGTGGTCCCGGAGCCGCAGGAAAAGAAGAAGACTCCTGAAGAACTCCGCGACTGGTTACTGGCCCAGATAAAGAAGGAGCCGAATGCCGCCACAGCAGAGTAACAAAGTCAAGGCGAAGGCGACACTGGCGAAGATCCACGAGAGAAACATCTCCGCATTTTTTCGCACCCAAGGAGCCATGGTACTCAGGGCCATCTCTCGCCGTTCGTTATCGGCAGCCCGCTCTTTTGAATCTCCGTCATTATGGAGCATCAGCCCGGAAGAATGGGACCTTATCTGGCAGAACATCACCAACCAGACCACTCCCGACCTCTCGAAAATCATCGCGGCGGCGGAAGCGGACGGCCTTCATGCTGGATCGGAACAACTCAGGAAAGCGATCGGGCTTTTCAACGAGAAATCTACGTTTAATCTCGCCAACCCCCGGGCAGTCGCATGGTTCCAGGAGAACGGGGGCAGCGTTGAATACATCAAAGGGATCCAGAAAACCACCGGAGGTCAGATCCGGTCTATCGTCACCAATGCACTCAACACCGGGCAAGCCTATACTGTGACCGCCAAAGAAATTCAGGGCGCTTTCGATGGAATGACACGCGATCGGGCACAACGCATCGCGGTCTTCGAGACGGGGCAGGCATACGAGGCCGGCAATCGCCTGTTTGCAGAGTCCCTGGTGGATGATGGCGTAAAGATGCAGGAGCGCTGGGTAACCTCGCACGATGAGAAGGTCCGCCCGGAGCATGCTGCGAACGAAGCCGAGGGGTGGGTCGAACTCGGGCACGTATACTCATCAGGAGATACCGATTGCCCGACCGATCCCGGGTGCAGGTGCTATAAGGAATATCGGCAGGCTCCGGAGGGGGACTGATGGTTGTGCCACTCATCCCCGGCCATGAAATCATCAGTATGCTGATCGTCTGCGTAAGTGCCGGGGTCATCATCGATTTTATAATCATTTGTGCGATCATCCGGCTCTTCCAGTGGCACCATAACAAGGTGGGGTTCTGATGTTCGGCAGAAATCGGTTGTGTGCCGGTATTGACTCCGAACGCCAGCTCTTATCCGTCAGCTCGTCAGCGTTCCGTATCCACGGCCCGATGAAGGCCCTATTCTATAAACTGCTCGGGCTGGTCAACCCGGCGCCCCGAGAATGGCTGGATCAACTGACGGGGAATAACGCGGTGATCCGGGATATCTACATGGAGTACCTGCAGCACGACAAAGAGGCCGGTCGCGTGCGGATACTGGAACGAGTAATCCCGTTTGCATTGTGCCTTACGGATGAGGAGCAAGGCGATACGGCCTACAATGAAGTGTTCCAGTATTTCCTTTACCGCATCTGCCAGGAGTATCGGGCCGGTCGGTTCCAGTTCAACCCGATGCACATTAACCCGCACTGTTGGTATCAAGACGGACGAGGCCGGGAACTATCAACCGTCGAGGAGAACTTAAGAGCAATTCAGGAGATGAGGTCAAACCGAGAAAGCAATCCGGGCAAAATCTCCCGGGACATTTCCGAAACGGAGCAAGGATTGAGGTCAGATTAAGATGTCAGGACATTTCGAGAAAGGGGTATGGGTCGAGGACCCGCCGCGAGGGTGCGGACTTGGAATAACAGGGGAGAGAATCGAACGCGGACAGCTGGTCTGTATGGATGCTGACGGACAGGTCCGGCCAGGAATGTCTCGCAAGGAGATGGCGTGATGGCGGAAAAGAGCGTCGTGTTGTGGCTGGTGACTTGCCCGGTCTGCGGGCTCCGCATCTTCGAGGGACACATTCCAAAAGGAGATCCCGTGATCGCACGGTGCGGCAATTGTAAGTCGCTCATCGAGATATCGTCATACCCGCACGCAGTTCCGCGTGTGCTCTCTGAATGGGAAGAGGAAGTGAAGATACTATGACCTCAATCGCTCATACCGGGGGGGAAACGATCCTCGACGAATTCCCGGGGCACTTCGACCAGGGTAGATGGGTGAAGGACCCGGTAAAATACGGTCGTAATTTCGTGCATCGTATTGATGGCAAAGAGATCATCGACGACAGACACAAACGGTTCGTTCTCTCCGGATATGCCCACCGATTCAATAACCCGGAGAACGATCTCATGGGAATCACTCTCGGGACCACTGACGATCTCGAAGAGGCAAATGCCCTCTACGAACTCGGGTATAAAATCCGGGAATTCGGATACGATTTCTGGGTTTATATCGAATTCGAAGACCGCCAGATGATGCTCGGATGGAAATTACCGTGCGGTGCAAAGACTCGTGAAGGGGCCGTGCCGTTATGACCTCCGGCATGCCTTTCCACGAGGACGAGATCACATTCGTCGAAGAAAACATGAAGGAATACCCCTCAATCCTTGCCCGGTCCCTGGGCCTCTATTATCCGCAGCACAATGGCGGCTCCCGCTGCACCAAGTCGGTCTCGCGGCTCATGAACAAGATCCGGACTGGCCGGGCCCCGAACAGCCTAGACACCTTGGAAGATGAAGTTATCGAGCCGAACACCCGCATGCAGGATCTCCCGCCCGTGGCCAAGATACCTGCGGAGCCCGTTGCAGCGATTCCTGCAGAGAAAGTCGCAGAGATCGGGACAAAGACTGCGGAACCGCCCGTGGCGAAGCCAGAGCCCGCTGTTGCAGTAACCAAAACCCCACAAACCCGTGTGCATGGGGCCGGGAATAAGAAAAGGCGATAATCCCCGTTTCATTGATATACCAGACATATCGAATATATTTTTATGACAGCCAAGGTACGGGGAGTCGAAAAAGAAGTCTGGTTAATCATAAGGGAGAACGAGATCACGGACTGCATTCTCACGAGCGAAGAGGCGATCAATTTCCTTGCCGGCCCGGGCGATGAGGTAGTTCCATATACGATAAAAATTTAAGGTAGTTTATGAAGGATAATGAAGAAAAACCGTCTACTATGCGAGCATACCCGGGTACAAAGACGAGGTATAATGAGGAACGCCATGGTCGGGAAACCGATGACGCACTTCTCAACCGGCTCCTGGATGAGCTGCACGAGCTCAGGAAAAAACAAGAAAAATAATTCTTTTATGCAGTCCTGTATTTCAGGAGCGCCCTCGCCAATATCGCATCCCCGTCAGCCTCAATGATAGAAACCATCACGCTCTTTCCGTATTCTATCTGGAACGGCAACAATTCGGTTGCCATAACAATGAAGGACCGGTGCTGTGAGAATTCGAGTGGAACACGAAACCGGTAAGGGACATCCCCCTCGCTCTGGATCTGCAGCAGGATCTTCGAAGAGTCCTGCGGGATATCCCCGGTTCCGTCCACGCGCAGGGATTGGTCGTGATACGTCACGGCCGCGGGATCTGGCGTCTTCCGGTATGCAATTCTCTCGTATGTCGCAGCAATCTGGAATGTCATTATTTCAAACTCCTTGATTGCGCAGTTCTAAGGGTTTGGGGAATTAATATTCTGCTATAAAATAAAATGCCGCTCTTTTGCAGATTTACATAAAATCCCATATCCCTGTTGCGACCCAATAGTACTATGCCATCCTTAGTTGTGGCACGCCTCCACCCGCTGACCGGCGGTGATGAGGGGAAAGTGCACCGTAACAAGTACGGACAAGGCATTTCGCCCGTGTATGATCGCACCGGGCAGGTATCAGAAATTCGCTTTTCCGAGTTATCCTCACCCGAAGACGTCCGGCGTTGGCTGGATTCCCACAGGTACACAGGATACGAACTCAGCACTCCGCAATCAGAAGATCAGCCGGCAGAACAGCACCGCCATTACCTCGCGCTCGAATTCGTCCCGGAGGGATCGAATCTTGTCGAGATGGACGGGGGCCTGCTGGTAAAAGGCGTGAAACTACTTGCAGCAGGGACCTGGACGGACTCCGTTCAAAAGACCCCATGTCGGTACACTCCACTGAAACTCAAAACCTACTCGACCAACTGGGCCGATCCCACGTATTGGAGCCGGCATGGTGGGGGCACACCCCGTAATGCCACGGATGTTATCGGAGAGGTCCGAAACCCACGGTTCGAAGGCGATGCCGTAGTTGGGGATCTCTGGTATGACGGAATCACCGACAACAGCCAGAACTGCATCAGGATCGTCAAGGCGGCCGCAGCAGGCAAGCGGAAAGCACCCTATGTGTCTGTCGAGATGATGACCCGTGACAAATGGCTCCCGGCGGAGAAGATCTACGAAGCAGAGGAGATCCTTTTTGACGGACTGGCCATGGTCAACCGTGGCGCTTGTGCAGTATGCACCATCAATGCCCGGGCCCAGGAAGAGGCAGCACCCGCATCTGCTGCAGCAAAGGAGGAGAATGTGAACAAGGAACAGCAAGCCCCGGACGGATCGCTGGAAGCCCAGCGTGAAGACCTACAGACCGCACTGAACGACAAGTTCGGCATCGCTGAGTCGGATGGGCGCAAGTGGGGAGCGTGGATTACAGCCACGTACCCGGATCGCGTCGTGTTCCAGTCGTCCAAGGATGACGTCCTGTACGAAGTCCCGTACTCAGTGTCACCGTCCAGGGAGATCCTGTTCGGAACGCCCTACGAAGTCGAGATCATCTATCGGAAAGTACAACCCGACAATCCAACACCGGAGAACACCATGGAATCGAAAGACTACGAAGCCAAGATCAACGATCTCACCAAGGAGCTTGAGGGTCTGAAGGCAGAAAACGCATCGCTCAAGACCCCGCCTCAGGCAGCCGCACCCGCAGAACCCGACAGCAAGGCGCTCGAAGAGGCTACTGCCCAGATGAAGGCGCTTGAAGCCCGCGTCAAGGAACTGGAGAACAAACCGAACCCCAAGATCCCCGGCGCCACTGCGACACCCGCAGATGGAGAGACCAAGGAGCTTGAGGCCCCGGCGACCCGTGTCGTTGTATCCCGCACCGGGGAAGTTCACGGAGCGTGAAGTAAATGTCAGATATCTCAGCATTCCCAACAATCCGCAAGGTACTGCATTATGGCAACCCCGGCCCCGGCGGGTTCGTCGCAGGAGCAACCATCAAGGCCGGCATGGTCCTGGCAATCCACGGGACTGGCGAGGACTATATTGCATGGCCCGCGATTGACGGCACCACAGCAGCCGTTATCGGTGTCGCCCTGCATGATGCATCAGCAGGAGATCCCATTGCGATCGCACCCCCGGGCAGCATCGTTACGGTTGCCACTGGCACGGACGATGCAATCGACGCAGGCCACTGGGTTGTTGTTGATGACAACTCGGCTGGAGGCATGGTCATCGAGATGGACCCGGCAATCGGTTCGCACAGCGCGACCGTTGTAGATTTCTTCGTCGGATATACCGTGAAGAACTCAGCGAGCAACCAGGTGGATATCATGATCTGGCCCGGCCCCATGATGACCGCGAGCGCCTGAGGTGACTGAAGATGACAAAAAGACTTGAAACCTACCTCGAACTGGCCCTCGGAGCCGCAGATGCACCGCACATGACCAAACACATTGTCGAGACCCGGATCCCCAAGAATCTTGGGCACTATCACGAAGGAAAACTCGTGAGCGTCAGGGAACTCCTGCTCAGCACCCAGATCGAAGGCACGTCTCTGATCCAGACTGAGATGTACGCCACGGTCATGGAAGGCGCCGAGCCGCAGAAGTGTATGCGGGATGTTCTCCCGATCCTCAAGGCCACTGGCAGCACCCTCCGCGTCCCGAAGGGCGAGACTGGCACCTACGCCAAGCTCATCGCAGAAGGCGGAGAGATCCCGATCGAGACCCAGGATTATGGGTATACCGACTTCAACATCAAAAAGTTCGGTGCCCGGCCCCTCATCACCCAGGAAATGATCGACCGGTCCCAGTACGATGTGATCGCACTCGAGACCCGCAAGGCCGGCCAGCGTGTTGAGAACAGCCTCAACCAGCAGTCACTGTCGGTGGTTCTCCAGAACTCCGGCAACGAAGTCGACACCACGCACTCAGGCACTGCGGTGGATGAGAAGGCAGCAGTCGCCCAGGCCATCGCCAAGAACAACGAGGATGGATTCATCAGCGACGTGCTCCTGATGACACCCGGGTTTGCAGGAGAGATCCTCTCGACCATCACATCTGGGTACACGGTGCAGTCAGGAGAGATCATGCTGACCGGCAAGATCCCAATGCTGCTCGGCCTTAAGCCGTTCGTCTGTGGCGTCACTGATGTCAGTACGACCTATGTCTGGGAGAACGACACTGATGGCGACATCGGAGCCATGGTCCTCGACTCCAAGAACGCAGGCGCAATCGCCATGGAGAAGGATCTCTATGTCGACCAGCTCAAGGACCCCGTGAGGGACATCCTGAACTGCGTCGTCAAGGCCCGGTTCGGCTACAACTACTTCAACGCCAACGCCGCCTGCAGGATCGTGCGGTAAGCTGAGGGAGGGAAACCCCCTCATGCTTTCCAGCAGGACAAGTGGGAAAATCCTCTCAGGACGATACGCTCACGAGCGTGAGCTCTGCGCCCAGAACAAGGATCTCTATTCTGCCGCTGATCAGGCTTACCTTGGCATCTCGGGCCAGTCGGTCGGGATGGGGGACAGGCAGCGCATCGAGGATCAGTTCAAACCCCTCAATTCCCCGGTGGACCCGGAGACCGGTAAGAAGGAGATCGACATTCGCAAAGGTAACCCGGTGATCTCATGACGTATTGCACGAACGCGGACGTCTACCTTGAAACAGGGACTGCACTTGGCACGATCACATCGACCGATGTCGACAACATGATCGTAAAGTCCGACAAGGAAATTGTCGCGAAGTTGCGGAAGGCCGGTATCACGAGTTTACCCGCAACGGACGACGATCTCCAGACCGCATCAGTACAATTGACTATTGCCAAGATCAAGCGGAGGCAGTCTCAGGAACTCAGCAGACCCGGATCTCTTAATCTGGGAGACATCTCCTTCAGTGCACAGCCGGAAACCGAGGCCGTTGCTTGCGATGTGAAAGCCCAGGACGCGATCAACTCGTACATAACGACAGTTCGAAGAACAACCGGAATTAGGATCAGGAGGACCTGCTGATGCCATATCCATCTGTTTTCCTCATCCACAGCGCAACCCTGCACCACAACAACGGCAACAAGCAGGCCCTCACGTACGCGGCCCCCACAGGCACCGCACAAGCAGCGCAGACCGTGACCGGCACCACTTCGCACGCAACAGCCGTGATCGATACGGTAGCCTCGCCAATGGTCGTGAAGACGCTCGTTGGCACGTTCACGCCCGGGGAAACCATCAGCACGCCCTCATGGTCTGCCACGCTCGTATCGCAGGATGAGTACTTCGACAGCAACGGGCTCACGGTGCCGGACGTATCGAGCGCCACGGTTGCCTGCAGGTTCTCTCCGCAGGGAACGCAGATCAAGGGCAGCCCGCTTCAGGTGACGACCGTTGATATGGTCGTTCTCCCGGGCACGACAGTTGTTGCAATGGGGGATACCCTCACGGCAACGGACACCGGGTTCTCCGGCACGTTCACCATCACCAAAGCCCCGAAGCCAACCTATGAGGCGGCACAGAAGATCGTCTCCCACTGGACCTGCGAGATCGCAAAGGCGGGTGCGTGACCATGGCGCCAAGTGACCCGACCACGCAGGCACTCATCACCATGAGCAAGGAGATCGGAGGTCTCACTCAGGCAGTCAAGGACCAGGGCCGGGAGATCGGCCAGCTCCGCGAGATGGTTGAGAAAGATCAGAAGAAGCGCGACACTTCGTGCGGGACCTGCAAGACGGAAATCATCACCCGGCTGGACGAACACGAGGACCGGCTCGACACTATCGAGAAGAAACACGAGGGTGAAGTAGCTGTCACCTCATGGTTCGATTCGACCGTGGGGAGGACCGCTGCGATCCTAGGGGTTGCTGTTGCCTGCATTGGTGTTGTAACCGCACTGGTGACGTTCTTCGCGTGGGTGATTCCGATCATTCAGAAGGTGGTGTGAGGGATGGCCGGTTTCTCCTTCGACATCTCGGATCTTACAAGGCTCATCGAGGATACGGACAAAATCACCGCGTTCGTCTCAAAAGCCGAAGGTCCGGTCGTTGAGCTCACTGGAAACGAGTACAAGAACGACATGCAGGAAGTCATTCAGTATAAGACGGGCACCCTCAGGCGCTCCATCCATGTTGAGATGACCCGGGAAGCCGGCCATACTGTTGCGCTTGTAGGTACAGATGCGCCGCAAGCCAAGCGCCTCGAATTCGGGTTCAACGATGTGGATTCACTTGGGAGAGTCTACCATCAGCCACCTCAGCCCCGGTGGCGTCCAACATTCGATCAGAATTTTCCGAAGTATGAGCGGATGATGCAGGGTGTGTTTGTCCGTGATGAGTGGGAATCTGATGTTGCCACTTTCCAAGGGGTCAGACCAGATCTATCATCGAGGGCGGTATAATGGCCGATCCTGCGCTCGCTCTGCAAACCCGGATCAAAGGTATCACAGAGATCACGGCGATTGTGAACCAGCGGATATACCGCACCGGCTCAGTGCCTACGAATCCCCAGATGCCATATCTTATCGTTAACGCCCCGATTTCAGACAACGAAGAGGGCAGCACCAACACCACGAATAATAGCGTCGCCAGGATTCAGGTCGATGCATTCGCCAGCACCGATCCGGCAGTGGAGGCCATCTCCCAGCTCCTGAAGAAGAAAGTGCCCTGCAATGACGTGATCCTGCCAGCAGGCACAGACTTCATCAGGGTTGAACGTATCGCAAACGCCGGGGCACTCCCGGACCAGAACACTGCAACCCCGGTTTTCATGCGTTACCGGGATTTCAGGATTAAGTACGCTGACTAAAACGGAGGAATCGAACGACTATGACCGAAATGGTAAAATCAAGCATGGGATATCGCGTTTTACACGCGAACAAACTCATCCCGGAAGTGGTGAAATGCACCGAGCCGGATGAGACGACCGCAAAGACGGACACCACCAGCCAGGATAACCTGCATGGCATCAAAAGCCGTGATGCAGGATGGATCGATGTCGGGGATATGTCCCTGACGATCAAGGACACCGGCGGCTCCCTGTATGCCGATCTCAAGGCATTGCAGCGGGCGAGGACCAAGGAACTCTGGGAGCTGGCGTTTGCCCCGGTCGGATGTGGCCGTGCGATCCAGGGACTTGCATTCATCTCGAAGTGCAAACACGGACATGCCGACGATGGCGGAGCACAGACCATCGAACTGACGATCACCCCGACAAGTTACTTCGCGGAACTCTCAACCGGTGCGGCCGGTCTGACCACGCCGTTCCTGTCTGTTGCCGATGAAGACAGCCACGCCATCGCACTGTTGCAGACTCCCGCCGGGACCACCTACGATTACGAGTGCACTGCATTCACCGGCAGCGCAAGCGTCCTGATCACCCCCACCGCAGCGGTTGGCAGCATCTACGTGATCGGCGTGCTCGTTACCAGCGGGGCGGCATCCGCCGCGATCCCCATCAGCCAGACTCAGGGCGATGTGACCATGATCGGCGTCGCAGTCTGCGAGGTCAACAAGGCATCAAAGACCTACCTGCTCCGCGTGAAGATGGGTAACGCAGCATATGCGTGAGCGTGATTCATTTTGGCGGAGCGATCGGTGCCTATCGAGATAGGAGGTGAAAAATATCACCTCCGTTTCGAGCGGAAAGATGGGAGAATGATCGAGCGGGAACACAACACCACCATCCTGATGCTTTTACAGCCCGGCAGATTCGGATGGGATGCCGCTGCGATCTTCCTGCTCAAAGGGCTGAAGAGGGAGAACGAGAAGGGCGAATTCGTCTATGCACTCCCTCAGAATGCAGAGGGTGATGAAAAGGCATTCGAGATGGTGCAGACATTCACCGGAAAGTTCCGGGGAATCAACACCGGCATTGCGCTCCTGTATGGTGCAATCAACGGTGCTCTGATCGCATCCGGCTGGTATCTTTCCCCCGAGGAACAGACAGCTCGGGCTGATGATAAAGCAACCTGTGTGGTCGACCCCTCAAAAAACTCAGCGACGCCCTCGACTCCGATAATGCCATAGCGTACGGAATCTGTGGGCTGACACCCGGGCAACTCGACCGGATGACCCCCGGAGAATTCAGGGAATTTGCAGAGAGGAAGATCAAGTGGTATGAACAAAACCAAAAATCTCAACGCAATGACCAGGACGCCCTCAATGGATTCCTATGCCTGCTCATCCAGCGCTCTCTCGGGAATAAAGAGGCCAAACTGGAGGACTTCATGATTTTCACGAAGCAGGATCCACCAAAGCAGCAGACAGAAGCGGAATGGAATAGTGCGCTTAGCTCGTGGATCGGGACCGGAGGCAGGTGATGGCGGAGGAAGTTGTCAAAACCTATTGGGCGAAGTTCGGCCTCGATGCCACCAATTTCCTCAATGGTATTACAGCAGCGCAAAAGGAGTTCCTTACATTTACCGCCGGGGTAGCGGCATCAGTGGCGGTATTCACCCTCGCATTCAATGAGTATTCTCGGCTTGTTCAGAAATACGGTCAGATGGCTAACGACTTGCAGGATCTCTCTTATGCGACCGGTATCTCGACGGAAGAAATCCAGCGGTTTCATTACGCCGCCAAACTTTCAGGTGATGACATCGGCATGGTTGACGCCATGCTCTCAAAGCTCACCCTCTCAATGGGGCAGTTTACCGATAAAACATCTCCTGCTGCAAAAGCGTTCCAGCAGTTAGGCGTTGATCCCGCCGGGAAGAGCACTTCGCAGGTATTTGAGGAGATCGCTGCCGCAATGAGCGATATTCCCAATGCCGGTACCCGGGCGTCTATTGGTGTTGATATTTTAGGCAGGAGTTATCGTGATTCTCTGCCGTACATGAAGGATTACGTCGAGAACTCGGAAAAGATCAAAAAGGCCGTCACGTTCTCTCCGGAAGAACAGCAGGCGATGGCCGATTACAAACAGGGTCTCGACGATCTCGGCAATTCGTGGGAAGTGTTTTGGGGAAAGGCGCTTTTTGGCAAGCCGGAGGCAACAAAAGAGAAAGTCGACTCGATTCTCCAGTATTATCAAACGCTCGGATATGGAGAGGAAGAAATCAAGAAAGCCTTGGTCTCAAATTATGGATTAAGTGCCCTGCAAAAACTCGGGTATTATACCGAGTCTGCAGAGTCTGCGAAATCTTCAAGGATCGACTTTAAGGACCAGTTTGCCAACCTCGACGAGACCGGCGTTAAATTGGCACAACTAAACGCGGACCTCGCGGACTACAACGACGCGATGGAGGCTGCCAGGCAGTCGGGCGATCAAGAAGCCTTCGAGAAGGCGGCAGCCGGGGCCCGGATAACTCAGCTGGCGATTGATGAGCTCGGTAAAGCCGGGAAATTAACTCAGACTGAGATATCAAAAATCAAAAACAGCCTCGACGATCTCACCAAGTACTCCATCCCGGAGCAGCGGGAGGAGGTCAAAAAACTCGAAAAGGCTTACAAGGAGATCGGGGATAAAAGTTCTCAAGCCGCAAAGGATGCGAAGCGGGAATGGGAGCACGCACAGAACACCCTTAACGGCTATCTGATCCAGCAGCAGGAGGCCTCAGAAAAGCTGACAAAAGCCGGCGTCTCTACATCGGCATCGGGCGGCTCCACTTACAACGAACTCTTCAAAGCCTCGATAAATACCGGCGGCGTCGGTCCCGACACAGCCGGGTACTCTGACCTCGCCAACATGTCAGAGGCGGAGCTTCAGGAGATCGCAAAAGGCGGGCTCGGCAAATCAAAGGGGTTTGCGGAGAAGGCACAGGCATATCTTGACCGGATGGGATCGACCGGCTCCGGCACGGCCTCCACCGCCTCGAAAACCACCACAACCCCCGGCAGCACCGACCAAACAAAAACCGTAGAAACCGAGTACGACAAACAGACAACGGCCCTTGCAACCCTCACCGACAAAACCACAAAAGAGTATCAGAAGCAGAGCGACGCCTTCAAAAAACACATGGACGGTATCCAGGCGCTCCGGGAGAAGCAATACCCGATCTTGGAAGTATTAGACCTCACTCATTTCGCCACGTTTGAAGAGACGGCGAGAGTGGGGCAGCAAGCGGTCCTCAACAATATGGCGAAACTCGTCAACTTCGCCGGTCAAAACCCGATCATCCAGAACTCCATAATAATGTCGGCCAAGGGCCCCGACTGGACCCCTCCGACATTCACTCCGATCACCGCACCAACCCTCGCCAGCGCGGATTTCACGCAGGTAGGGGCGGCTGTGCAGGCGATTGTGGCGAAGGGGCTTGGTGATGGCACAAGCGGCACGGCAGCGGCAAAGGCGGCGGTTACGAAAGTTACGGTCGTTATCGAGGATAAGACGAGCGGCGGCGTCCGGGCAGAGCTCGCCTCAGCCAATGGTGTCGGAGGTGGCAATTGAAGGTCGTATGGTATAGCGCAGCCGGTACGTCCATCGAGCTCTCCAAGGACTCTGAGACTTACAAACTGCTCGTAGGGATGCGGGGATTCCATGAGAACCCGGAACCATCTCACCAGGTAACGCAAGCACCGTTCCAGAATGGGGCTGACCGGTCCCTGACGCTCTACGAGCCCCGGGAAGTCTCATTACCGGTAATGGTGCGGGGACCGACCTATCAGTCATTGGAGCAGAACGGGCAGTATCTGGCCCTCGCCCTCAATGCCCTTCTCGGGCCGGGCACGCTGATCTACACACGGGAAGATGGAAAAGAGTTCTTCCTTACATGCATCGCCAGCGGCAAGTGCCCGGGAGATCCATCTGATGAAACACCGACGAGCTACAAGACCACGATCACGCTCATCGCTCACGATCCGTTCTGGTATTCGTACCCGATCATCCCCACGTATTTCGGGTCGGGCGCTCCGCTCCAGTTCCCCTTCGGATTCCCTTTCAAATTTCCCTCAACAACTCCTGAAGATACCATAACGAATGAGGGGAATGTTGCGGGACCGGTCACAATCCAGATCACCGGCGCAATTGTCAACCCGACGATCTCACGGACGTACTCGGATAAGTACGGCACGAAAACCACCGAATCGGTCTCGTTTACCCTGACAATGATCGCGGGAGAGGTTCTTACGATTACGACCGGCCCGGGCAATCCCCGGATAACTCTGTTGCACGATGACGGGAACTATGACACCAACCCGTTCCAGTATCTCGTTGCCGATCCAAAATTCTGGCAGCTCCAGCCGGGCGACAACGAGATTGTACTTACCAACGTCTCGATGGGTGTCGATACGCAGATGATCATCTGGCACGCAAGCCGATTCACGGCGGTGTGATGATGCCCGGAGAACCCATCTTACCTTATCAGAGCGGCGTTCTTGGAGAGGGAGTTCTCGGGTTCCTACAACTCGGGGAACCATACACTCCGATCAGCGAACTCACATTACCGTACGATCTCGGGGCCCGAATTTGGGTGGAGATTTACACCCCGGCCTTTCTCATGGCCGGCATTGTTGGCGATTACGAATCCCTGACATGGACTGACAACTGGTACGATTTCGATACCTGGGAACTGTCGATCGATTCCAACAAGATCAACGTCGGGGCGTTCGTGGCGAAGGGACTGATCCGGTTCGTTGCGGATGGCCGCGAACATATCGGCTGGATCGAGGGCATAAAACGGGTGCTGAAACCCCGGGGAGCGGAAACCCACACCGTATCTGGCAGGGGCATCGAAGCAGTTTTCACACGGAGAATCTGTATAAAAGATATTTCAACCGGTGACGGTTACAACGCCCTCGGAGATACAGCGATCACCGGGATCACGTTCGTCTTTGCAGCCAGCACTACGGTGACAGCCTCGGCCTCGTGCCTTTCCCAAGTATCAGTAGGTTACTATCTCTACAACAGCACGAACGACGCGGCGACGTATGCCAAAAAGATCACGGCGATCTCCACGGACGGGCTGACGATCACGCTCGAAAGTGCATACTCAGGTACCGCCGGATCAGGCAAGGCCGGGTCACTCATCGGGCAGCCTGGAGAGACGGCCCTGCGGACCTGCGTATATGATGAGTGCATCAACCCATCCAGTTCAACGAGGATCATATCTGGTCTTTCACTGGCAGCCGACTCCAAGCGGGGATCGGTGGTCGCCCGGACACTCAGGATTGATCGACTCTCTGATGTGATGTACGGGATCGGGAAGGAGACGGCCCTATCGTTCAAACTCACTCATCCGAGCGCAGGCATGAATTTTGTCTTCACGGTGCTGCAAGGTACCGATGTTTCCAGCACAGTGACCCTCTCCACAGATCGCGGCAACGTACAAGAGATCGAGTACTTCGAGAATCTTCTCGAGTACAAGAACCTCGTTTATGTCAATGGTACCGGTGACGGTGCGGCCAGGATTGTCCGGCAAGTGTTTACTGGCGTTACGGAGCCGAGTGGATGGGACCGGTATGAAACATCTTTCGACGCCTCAGACTGCACCACGGATGCAGCTCTCGACAGCAAAGGGGCGGAAGTCCTGGCAGATCTGGCAGAGGCGATCACGCTGGATGTCCAGTACCTGCAGACCAGCAACCCCACGTACATCCTGGGCACCCATTTCAAGCTCGGCTACACTATCACGGTCGATTACGTGACGGCGGGGATCAAAGTGGTCAGCCGGGTCACATCCATCGAGACGAACTGGGTACGGCAAGGCAAGACGATCAAGTTGACGATCGGGAAGAAAAAACCCGATTTTGTGGACATTTACAAGTATGACAAGAAAGCGAATGGAGCGCAAAAACGGAGGTAATCATGGCACTGAATTTTAACTTTCTGAACACGGGAAACATGGACTGGAACGAACCGAACTGGCACAAGGTTGCCCTGCTGTTACAAGGGCAGGACGGGGCTCTTGAGAATTATCTTTCGGAATTTGCCGTAATCCAAAATACCCCGCCAGCGATGAACGTCATTGTTGGAACCGGTATGGGGTGGGCCAACGGGATCGAGTTCGACACCACGGCACCAACAACGGTCACGGTGGATGATGCCGATGCAACGTACACTCGCATGGATTACGTCGTTTTTGCCATCGATTGGGTCGCAAAGACCGTCACGCTGACAACCCATAAGGGCACGGCAGCAGCCTCCCCGGTTGCACCCACGCTCACGCAGGACTCATCACTCTACGAGTACCCGCTCGCCCTTCTGACCATACCGGCGGGTGTGGCCGGGGCAGCGATAACGACCGCGATGATCACCGATGTCCGCACGTTCCTGAATGGCTTGGAAATCCCCTGTATCATCGATGGTGGGGGGAAGGTCATTGCCACCGGGACAAAGGCCCGTATCAAGGCCCCGTGTGACTGCACGATAGCCGCATGGGAAGCTACGGCATCTCCCTCAGGTTCGATCGGATTTGACATCAAGACGTGCACCTATGCCAATTTCCCGACAACCGTCTCGATCACCGCGAGCGCCAAGCCGGTTATAACATCAGCACAAAAGGCCACGTCTTCAACTCTGACCGGGTGGACAACCTCAATAAAACGCGGAGACTGGATCGAGTTTGTCGTGGACTCCTGCACCTCGACCACGCTCGCCACGCTCTCGCTCCATTGCGTGAGGAGCACGCCACCATGACGCTGGTGACACTGACCTACACAACCTCTCAAACGATCACCATACCCTCTCACGTCAAACGGCTTGCGAGCATTATGCTTAAAGGGGGAGGTGGGGGGGGACAACACGGGAGGAACGATCCTCCGGTCCACGGGACTGGGGGGACTGAGGGCGCAATAACGACGCTATCTGATATTGATGTGACGCCGGGGGGACAGTATGAGGTTGTTATTGGCACCAAAGGATTGGGGGGGACTCCCGAGCCTGGGTCTAACCCAACAGCAGGTGGAGAGACGGCGGCATTTGGACAGACCGCGCTCGGCGGCAACCCCGGTGCTTTTGGGAGCAGTCCGACCGCCGGCGCGGGTGTAAACGGGGGCGCGGCAGGAACATCATACTCTACGGACGGACAGGACGCTACTGGATACGGTTGCGGGGGCGGGGGAGGATATGGGGGCATCTCCCCTCTAGGGGCCGGGGGG